CGTGTCTTTGTATATTAAGACCCCTTGATTTAAAACCCGCTGGTAAATTACTTAAAGTTCCTGCATCAATAAGTTGTCTTAGTATTGCAGTAACTGATTTAGTTAAACCACCCATCATATGTATCAAACCAAAACCATAAAAACCTAATCCTGGAAGAAATTTATAATGTGTAAAATATTCTATCTTTTTCTTCATAGGGTCTTTTTCACTATAGTTAGGTCTTATAGCTAAAATTTTACCGTTATCTTTACAGATAGTTACGATATAAGGTAAAGCTAAACCAGTTTCTTCTCCCATAGCATTCGTATCTTCGAAACCTTCTAAATCTAAATTTACATGCATTTCTAATAAAGTATATTCTTCATCATTAGCAGTTCTACTTAATCCTTGTAATTCATCAATCTTAGATTCAATATCCGTATTATCATAACCACCCTCTGGGTCGGTCATATCCATATCTTTATATAAACCTGATATCTGTAATTTTTTCAGGTCATTTGGTGACATATGTATAACGTGTGTAATTCTTGGCGAAGTTAATAAGTCTACAGCATAATAAGGTACGACTAAATCTTCTGATTTTACAAATCTAGCTACAGCTCGCCCTACTGCTGGGTCGTAATATACTTTTTTAAATGCTGAACCAGATAACGGAAGATAAAATAATAATTGGTCCATTTCTGGGTCGTATTCTTCCATTTTGTAGGTAATCTGATAATTCATAAAGTTTTTTACTCTATTAGCTTTTTCTAATTTAGCATTATCCGTTACACCTAATACTTCAGTATCTACTGGTCCACCAGCTGGTAATAATTCTTTGTAAGCTTGTGCTTGAAACTGTGTTACAGCTTCTGCTAATATTGGATGGTGAACACCTGATGCACCTATGAATGGCTCTGTACGATTATCACTGTTTATACCTAATAAATCTAAACCCTCACTATATGTTTGAAACCAGTCGTTCCGTGAGTCTAAATCATCTTCAAAACTATGTATAAGTTCTTGTGCTATAACATTTAATGTGTTATCGTCGATAACTTCAGCTAAATTTTCGCCAAATTTACCTTTTATTTGTTCATTTTCATCTGTACCTATTTCAACGGTACCATCAGCATTGATAGTGACCTCCATATCATCGATTTTTTCTTCTGGAACTAATTCAAGCTCGACTTCTTGGTCAGGCTGTAAAGGTTGTGGTATTGCTTGTTTTTCTATAGCCATATTTCCGTATCATAGTCCTATTTTTATTAATAATAAACCCTTTGGGTAGGAAAGTAACTTGGCTCATCGTCCATATCGGTCGAAAGTTGTAAAAATCCACCCGCTCTAAAACGTGCTAACGCTAAAGTTGTTGCATCTACGAGGTCATCATTTTCTCCACCGGGAAAATCACTAACTTCTTCCATAAGTTCCTCACCAAAACGATTATCTGGTACCCAAACTCGTCCATCTTGGAAAATTGGTGACACAGAATTCAATCTTGCTATTTTATCTTGCCCTTTTCCTGGACTAAATGTGTTTACAGGTATACCAATACGTCTTAATTCTTGTATAAGTGGCAATCCTGACCCTTTTGCCTCAATAATTACGTTATCTGGCTCCCAATACTCGTATAATCGCATCGCTTCTTGTTTTAATTCGGGAAAATCGAATCTTTCTTTAACACAATCTATTAAAATTAAGTGTGCTTCGTTGCCATCATACATTTCTTCGCCTATTTTACCCTCTGGATAGAACACACCCCATGTAGTTATAGCTGTAAAGTCCGCTCTTTCACTTTTTAAGAATGCTGTATCATAACTTTGTATTAAATAATCACATTTTGGTGGTTTTTCTTGGTCCCAAACCATAAACCAGTCTTTAGGTATGATAGAAATACCCTCACCAGTAGGTCTTTGCATGTATTGTGCAGCCCATTTTGATGGACTAACGGATGCTTTTATACTTTCTAACTCATCTTTTGACCAAAAATTAGCCCAAAGTGGGTTACCACTAGGTAAAATAGCAGGAAACTCTATAACTTCCCACTGGTCAGCACCTTTTTCTTGTGTCATTTTCTTAATTAAACGTCCGGTTAAATCTTTTTTAGACCAACGTGTCATAACAATAACGATTGCACCACCGGGTTGTAACCTTTGTCGTGGTCCAGTCATAAACCATTCGTAAGCTTCGTCTAATGCTTTATCTGACATAGCGTCTTGTTCGGAGTGTGGGTCGTCAATAATAAACAAATCAGCTCCTCTACCGGCTAATGCACCACCTGTACCAGCAGCATAATACTCACCACCTTTATTTGTTAACCATTTACCGGCACTCCTACTATCTGCTTTTAATTCTGTTTCAGGAAATAATTGATTATATTCTTCGCTATCAATTAAATCTCTAACTTTTCTACCAAAATTAATTGCAAGGTCAGCAGTATGGGTAGCTTCTATAATTTTTAGTTTTGGGTTTTTACCTAATAAATATGCAGGAAATAAATGTGAAGCAAATTCTGATTTCGTATGACGTGGTGGCATATTAATTATTAAACGTTTTAATTTACCACTAGCTATATCATCAAAAGCTTTAGCCATTTTTGCATGGTGTTCGCCAGATATAAATTCTGACCATATTGCTGTAACAAAATCTAAAAAACTACTTGTTGATTTTATTTGATGTTCACGTTTTTCTAATTCTTCTAAAAGAATAGTGAATTCTTTTGCTTCAGCAGTTGTTAAATGACTGAGGTCTATGTTTTTTAAAGATTTTAATTTATCAGACAAAGTTATTAATCAGGTTTTTTGAAGAAAAAATCATCTACAAAATCGTCACCCTCTCTTTTTCTCATAATTTTATTTTGTCTTTCTGCAGCTTTTAGTAAATCATCAAGCTTTGCTGGTGGTAATTGACTAACGATACCTCTATCTCCTAACATAGCTTTATAACTTTCAGTCATAGCTTTATTATCGGCTAATTGTTTATCAACATCTGCTAATTGTTTTCGTAAAGTATTACCTGCGTCAGGATTCATTTTTAATATAGGGTCGCTATCTAATTCTTTGAGAGCTTTTTCTAACATCTTTTTTCTTTCTATTAAAAATATAGAACCTTTTAATGCACCGCCACCTACGACATCTAAATAACTTAAAGCTTCACCCATAGTATCGCCCCTACGTCTAGCTAATTCAGTCGATAATCCTGGGATAAAGTTAGCGACACCAGATACTAAATTTTGTATCGGGTCTTCAGTATTTAAAGGTTGGTCTATATAATCTAATAATCTTTCTAAAACACCACTAGAGGGCATGGTAGGACTTATTGTTGATTTAGGCTGTTCCATATTAAGTAAAGTAGTTTAAACTATGAATGAGTTTCTTTGTCGGCGGACTATTTTTCTGTATGAGACGCACCGAAGTAAAAACTTATTACTGCACTAGCTAATCCTCCTAAATACCCAAGCACTAAATTTATTAATGCTTCGCTGTTTTGTTCTGGTGGTTGTAATGTTACTAAAAAAATGTAACCAAGAAAACCCATAACCATGGCTATACCAATAATACGTGCTGTCCAATCTTTACTGAACATGCTCCTAGCGTGTTGTTTTTCTTGTGTTTCTAATTTAAAAATATCAACGTTAAGTTCTTTCATCTTAACTTCGAAATCTTTTTCTGCTTTTTTAATTTCTAATAATTGTTCAGGGGTAGCGTTTTGCATAGCATTTTCAATAGCTATCTGATTATTATCTACACCTAAAACTTTAGAAATAACATTTGATGCCATACCGCCTAATGGACCGCCTAATGCCGAACCAAGTGTTGGTGCGACTGCACCGACTATATTTAATAATTTTTTCATAACAAAAGTATAAACGTAAAAATTTTTTTCGCAAAATTTTTTTACTAGAAATTTTTTCATAGGGACTTATTTGTAAAGTACATCGGATTGAGAGCCTGAAACTAAGGTGCGGCGGAGGGTGAGGACGCTAGCGTAGGGCTAGGGGGTATAGGGGTTGCGTATATGCGTTAGTAAATATAATTAATAGAGTAGATATAATAGGCACAAAAAAAGAGGGCTAGAAGCCCTCTTGTGTTATTAGGTTAAGTTTTAACTTGCGTTAAATCTAAACAGTTTAAGTAAAGTTTCTTTATTATACCCTTTATAAGTATCTGGGTTTTTCTTACCTTTACTATTTAATTTACCTAAGCCATTAAACTTAGTTAAGTAATGATTTAATACAACATAAGAATCTTGACTATAATCATACTCGGGCATGACTTCATCTATCCATCTGTTATTTAGTGATGACATAGTACATACATCTAGCTGTTCAGTTATTACATCAATATTCATAATAAGTAATTGAACTTGATTAGGCATATTTTCAAACAACTTATCAGCAACTTCGTGATTAACAGAAACAACTGTTTTATCTCTAAGTTTACCACCTTTGCCGGCATCATTACGTCTGTCAGCATATCTTGATACATTTTGTTTCTTGGTTGTATCTACCGCACCTTTTTTAGGGTTATTATTTTTATTCATACTATTATATTAATGATTTTTAGATTAATTGCAAGTCTTTTAGTTAAATTAACTTAATTAATTTATATAGGTTAGTTAGGTTAGTTAAGTTATTTTTTAGATTTTTAGATTTTACGATTTTTAGAAAGACGGACGGATTTGATTGATTGATTCATTCATAGAGTAGAGGGAGGGTGGGTGGGAGATAGCAGGGATAGAGTAGAGTGAAGGATAGAGTAGAGGGATAGAGTAGAGTGAGGGATAGAGTAGACCAGAGACGAGCACAAAAAAGGCGACCGAAGTCGCCCTTTTGGAATCAATCAGTAAGTCTAACTAACTGTTATATATCCAGCATCTACTAACTTACTTCTGTAGTGTGTCCAGATATCCATAGGTGTTTGTTTTGTTACACCTCCAGCTTTCTCCCAAGCACTTTCAGTAGAACCGTCAGTTCCAACTAACTCACCAACTGTAAGACTGTAGTCTTTCGCATTTAGTAAAGCCTCGATAATTTTACCAGCTTGTGGTGCAATCTCTTCTTCTGGTGTAGCCAATAAAGTGATTACTTGGTTATAGTTATTAGAACCTCTTTGGGTTCCAGATTTGTAGTTTTTATCTATTTTCATAATATTCTCCTTTCTAAATAGTGGGAACTACCCCGTTAATATAGTTATATCATATCGCGGATTGGTACCAAAGTAAAGGAGTAAAAAGAACAGAACAAAGTCCGTCCATCGCTCCGTCGGTCAGTGGTTCTTGGTGAAGTCGCCTTCGATAATGTTATCAGTCTTTTTTGCAATCAATTCTTTGAGGCGAGTGAGTATGTCGTCTTTAGACATCATATCAATTTTTGCAGTCAATATTTCACGTCTATCGATGTAGAGTCCTCCTGCCTTGCCTCGATGAACCTCTGCAGTGATAGCAGCGGATATTTGTCCTTGGTCCTTGGCTTCTTCTCGTAGGTCGTGTAGAGTAGACAAGTGATTCTCTAGAGAAACTGCTTCCTTCTCTGAAGCTTGGATTTCCAAGTCAATGAGGTAGTTCCGTAC